TCGATTGACGAACGTCAACGTAGTCGTCTCGCCTGCGAAGAAGGCGGACGAAACTCTCAAGGAGTAACCTCAAGGAGTATCCCCACGAACTCAAGGAGTGAAATTCAAGGAGTAAAGGGGCGGAATAGGTTAACGAAACACCCCTTTGCTTAACATATCCAACAGAATAGGTTAACGAAACCGCAAACGATTAACATATGGAAGCAATACAACACAGCGCATTCGATGAACAAGTAGGCGGAAGCCACTACAAGTCGATGCCCTACCAGCCTATTTGCCTTATCGGTATGCTCGAACTCGACTTCTTCCAAGGCAACGTAGTCAAGTATGTCACGAGGTACAAGCTCAAAGACGGAGTGCGTGACCTCGAGAAGGCGAAGCACTACTGCCAGATGGCTATGGAGCTGGAGAAGAAGCCTGCCCCCGATGCAGTGTACCTCTCCGAGGCAATCGATGACGTGTGGGACTTCGTCAGGCAGAATAACCTGGACTACGAAGTCTACATGATACTGATGCACGTAGTACGCAGACACTGGGAGGAAGCAGAGCAAGCGATAGATGAACTAATCAACACAACGAAGCAGGCCTAATGGAAACGAAGTACAAGCACTATACCTCGCTCTTCACAGACGTGAATGGGAAGGCGTGGGGGCTGGTAATATCCTACCCCGACACCGAAGAGACAAAGGGATACCCCGATAACAAGATGGTGCGCCTTGGGATGCCCCCCGTGACGCTCACCACCGAGAGCGAAGATGCTATCTCACCCATCGTCAAGGGACGACTGTCCTTCTCGCTTTTGGAGGAGCGTGCCACAGAGCGATACCGCCACTTGGCACAAGCCCCCGAAGGCACGGTGTCCGTTTACCTCACCGAGGTGCAAGGGGGTATCCCCGAAGGCGATGGTGTCGTGCATCTCCACGAACATCTATATCCAGCTGAGGCGACAGGCAACGCCTTTTGGGTGGGAACACTCGACCCCGAGAGCTACAAAGAGCCAGCCAGCCAAGATACGGGGTATCTCGTTTCCTTCGAGGCAAGCGACTTCGGGTATATGTCCCGAGTACCCTTGACCAAAGAGTGGGCTTATGACGACAGGTGCGACTTGAAGCCACGTGAAAACCTTTTCATGCTGGTGCAGAAGCTCCTCAAGCGTGGGCTCTCTGGATGGGTGGCGCAGAGGTACAAAGAGTACAGGGTCAACTCCTACAAGCTGATGGCAAGCAACGTGGCGCACTGCTACACTCGCTACACGGGGACGCTGTACATGGGGGCAGAGCAAACGCCTACCGACTTCAATGAGCGAATGCTTCTCTTTGATACCTCGCAGTTCTTCATCGACAAGGAAGAGCCCATCAGCGTGTTGGAAGCTCTCGAGCGTGTGCTCTCCGCCTTAGGCTTGCGCATCGAGCAGGCCGCTGGTACATTCTTCATCACCGACATGCAGGCACTTGACGGTGGGGGTGCAGACAAGGTGCGCAGACCTAATATCAACAACCCGATTGGGCAGGCTTCTTTGGATGCTTCCCCGATGGAGGTAAAGGGCGATGACGGGGAGCTTTCCTTACACTCGAGCTACTCCAGCTTAGTCGTCAACACACGCACCTACCTCGATGCCCTCAGCTGGGAGATGGAGCTACCGAAGATGGATAGCTTCGTGCCGTGGAAGCGTGTCCTTCGCACCCTCAGTAATGGAGACAAGGTCGGGGCATGGAGCTACCGCACGACAGACATCGTAGGCGAATATAAGCAGGCCGCACTCTTAGAGACCAAAGCCGAGTCAACAGGAGAAGATAACGACTTCTATGCGCTGGTGTGGAATCCGAAGAGCATCCACGGGAGGCTTAGTCTTCAAATGCCTGGGGGCATAACCTCTGGCGAGTACAATGTCTTTCGTATCAAAGGGGACGACTGGAAGCATATAAGTAGTGGTGCCTTCAAAAACCTTGGTATGCGTGTATATAATGATGCAGGTACTCCCATGGATTTAGGCATGTTCTACGGGTATGAATTCAACTACAGCCAGACGCGTAGCTTCGATCAAGAGAGTATGCTTGGTGATGCTGTGATGGCAGATAAGTATGTGAAGATGGTACTGTGGTACATCGATATGCTCAAAAGAGGCGGAGGCGGAGAGAAGCTGAAGCATGTCAAGCCGTGGGAGTTCTCTATACCGAACCACTCGGAAGAAGGGGACTTTTACCTGCGCCTGGATGCACCGCTGTATCTGTCGTTCAATTCGGACATCTATCAAGAGTTCAGCGTGGATAGTGCTGTGTTTTTAGAGGCTGTCGGGAGGAATATATACAGCAACGGGGAGCATAGCACAACACATGGTAGAATACAGGATGAACGTCAGCGTAAGAAAGTCGAGAAGTCAATCGAATTCATTCGCACCTTCACCGACAAGCTAACAGGTGCGCGTGTTGACTTCTCAATGAAGGCATCAAATGAAGCCGCAGGCGAAGAGCTTTACCTGAAAGGGTACTTGAATGGAATCGAATGGTCGAAGGATGAACACAACAGCGTATGCACTCTCACCTATGGAGGAGATGATAAACTTAGATGGAATGGCTTCAATCATGCTAAGTCCTCCAAGGATGAAGGCGAAGGGATGCGCATACCGATGCCCCCTAAGGGCTTTACGAAGATAGAGGTAGAGCTGTACAGTGCTCCAGCCTTCTATTCGGGAAATGATAAGTTCACCGACTGGAAGCTGTGGAACGTGCCAAGCGCAGTGCTTATCCAAGCCCCGAAGATTTGGATGAGTGACAGACAAGGAAGGAAGGTCTCCGAGATAAGTAAGGAGCGCAGTGAGCGGTTTACCTTCAGTGACGCTACGAGAGAGTCGCAGGACTTGGATATTCACTACTCTTCGGGCTACCGCATACCAGCGGTGTCCCCATCGATTATCTACTACCCCGATGGAGCGATGCCCGATACCATAGGCAAGGATAGATCGTATCCAACTGACTATATGCTCAGTGCCTATATGGCTCAACGATTCGGGCGTGTCTACGGTTCGCTACCTTCTCGTGGGTATGAGCTTTCGGGTACGTTTGCCTGGGAGGTCTTCCCGAAGAACCGCCAGTACATGGACATGGAATGGATACCCGTGAATAGAGAGATCGACATCCAGCAAGGAACGGAGCGAGGAACGTACCATCAGATACTCCCAGACTCTTTAGTGACAGAGAAGATGCTTACCCCCGAAGTCCTCGAAGGTGAGCGACCTCTGAACTACTTTGACGGGGGCGGTCTTCCTCTCCCGAAGCGAATAGATTATCCTCGCTATTCAGTACCGCCACGCAGACGCTAAGGACTTTACTACCGCCCTCCCTTATTCATTTAAGGGGGGGGGCGGTTTTATTTTCATAGGACTTTCCCCGAATTCTAAATGAACTTTTTCGTGGCAGGCCGCAGGGGCGGTGCTACCACGCCACCAGCATAATACACGCTATATGAAAGACGAAGCACAAACTCAGAGACGTGTGCGCACGTGGCTAAGCGCAGAAGAAGCCTTAGAGGCAAGGAGGCTACGCAAGCTATTTGGCTTTAAGAGCGATCACCAGCTGTTTAAGGCTTCGGTGCTTATGACGATCCATCTGCTCCAAGAGGCAGAGCGAAGGAACAACGACCCCGAAGACACAACCATACAGGAGACCTTTAAGATACTCACCGAATGGGAGTCACCCGAGTTTGGCAGGCGCAACCGCAAGCGTAAGACCCTCAAACGGGAAGAAGTCGTACTGCGCAAGCTCTTTGATAACCAAGCTCCAACCATTTCCGAAAAGGAAACAGTTGCAGAGCAGGCGAACGCTTCGCACTACGATGCTCCGAAGTGGTACGCTCGCTTCGTACAAGCGCACTATCAAATGCTTTATGATAAGTATGCTTCTCGCTCTGAGCGTCTCACTGGTGACACGCTTGCGCCTCGTGACCTGCTTCACGAATCGCTCTTGCGCCTTCAGTCTCCGCCTTCGCACGTCACGAGCTACGCATCATACGAACGTTGGGCTTTGAGCAAGTTTGGCGAATCAAGCTTTCCTAATCACGAGCACGCTGGAGAGCTTCATCACGAGCCTCATCATACGCTCTCTGGAGAGCCTCATCATACGGGAGCTATTAACCACGACAATCACGATGCGCCACAGGACTAAAGAGTACAGTAAGCTAATGAACTCAAGGCGTTGGAAGCGTTTGCGCGCTTCCTACCTTTCAGTACACCCTCTTTGTGAAGCATGTGAACTGAATGGATGCACAACGCCTGCTACTGAAATTCATCACGTTATACCTATTGAGAGCAAAGCAGGCCGCGTGCAAGACATGGAAGCCCTGGCATTTGACCATAATAATCTTAAAGCCCTTTGTAGGGCGTGCCACATAGAAGCACATAGGGTACTACATTCATCGTCTTTGGAAGTCGCTAAAGAGCGCAAAGCACATGAATTGGAAGCGTTTGCACGTGCATACCTATCCAATGAATGAATTTTGCACCTCGCACCTCTTTGGGTGAAATCTGTAAATAAAGTACGTCAAAGAGCGCGCGCCTATACGGGTGCATAGGCTTTGCCCCTTGTCGATTTTGTCAGAGCGACAAGGGATAACAGCTATATACGTGTATAGCTGTATAGTGTGTATAGGTGCTGCCTATACACGCCGCCGCCGTTGCACGCTGTGAATGCAACGACAATCGCACCGCCTTGCATATAGGTGCATAGCTTTGCCTATCTATTGACGGGCAAAGTAGCCCCCCTATTCAGTTGTATAGGGGTGCAAACGAACAAGCCCTACCTACTTTGCAATAGGTAGGGGCTTATTTGTTGTAGGTTGTTACAGATTCCAATACCAGCGGTCTCCGATCTTCATAAGATCTCCAGCTTCTTCCATCTCTTTGCCTATCTGCCAGGGGTCTCCAGGAAATACATCGCACTCATCCTGGTAGTACTTTACTACATCCTCGGAGGTATCGAAGTCCCCTATCAGTGCATCCATATACATGGTTATTAAGTCCTTTCCTGTGAAAGAATCAAGATCTCTATCATCCACGAATATTGAGGCAAAGTCTTCTATATCATCGCACCACCCATACACTTCTGTAGAGTAGTCGTGTGCTTCTTTGTAGAGGGCTTTGCGCTTTGCTTCCATGTCGTCTGCTTCGTAGATACTCCCATCTAAGTAGGTGGTTTGGTAGCTCTTTTGGCTGGTCTTGATAGTTTCCATACCTTTGTACTGTTTTTAAAGTTTGCCCCGTTGTTCGTTGAGAAACGAGCGCGGGGCTTTTGACGTTCGTTCCTTTGGCTTTGTGGGATATTATCCCTATCTTTGCCCCTGTAGTGCCGTGGATGCACCCACTACACTACATTCAGGCAAAGTTTAGGACTTTGAGACGGTAAACGTTACCGTCCACTTTCCTATCTTCACCCTAATACTTATGCTACTTTTCATAACTTTGAGTATTAGGAATTTTAGTTAAAGGGGTAAGGCTTTAGGGCTTTGCCCCTTTCCTCTTAATGGTAGGGACGATCCCTATCATCGTCCAAAAGGTAGGACGCTTTCCTCTTACTTTTGTACTACAAAGATACAACAAATATCCGACTCAACCAAATCTAAAACGCTATTTTCCAATAAATTAGCTACTTTTTTGACCGCCCTGCATCTTTATTTATCTATATTTTTCATTAATTAAATCAAGCAAAGGGGGGCGGTGATTTTTTAGGGGAAAGCGACCCCCTGCATACCACCCCTCGCTCTCTTTTTCATGCGTGAGGTGCTGGAGTTGTGTGGGGGTATTGGGGCGGTCTAAAAGTTTTTGGGGGTAAAGTGGGGTCAAAATGCAGGAAATCGATGCGTGTATGTATAGATTTCACGCAAGCAATGACCCAAGACGAAATCGCAAACTTCCTTCGTGAGGGACTTAAAGCCCTTGGCGCATACTCTCCAGCGTTCGAACCGATGATAACGGTCACAGCGCAAATGTCGGGGGTATGCGCTGAGGCGTATGCGGTGCTGATGTCTGATGGTGTCGTGGTGGAAGAGTTCAGCCGTGAGGGCGACTCTCGAAAGCGTGCTAATCCAGCCTGGTCTGTCTTCTTAGAGTCGTCAAAAGAGCTTCGTGCGCAGCTATCTGAGCTACAGATGACGGTGCGCACCGCCAAATTCACCAGTGGCGATGAAGTAGACAAGCTCAACTACATTCTTCAGCAGGTATATGAGCAAGCAACTAAGTCCAAGCGAAGCGACCGCCCTAAAAAGCGGAGTCGTAGAGCGTCTGCAGAAGGCTAAGATACCCTATAGACGCTTTGATAAGCTCGATAAGAGGCTCTCTGCTTATATACGTGAGTGCATCAAGCACCCGAAGAAGCACAATGTCTATGAATTGCTATCCATAGAGCGTTTCCTGCACAAAGTAGAGCGTTACGTCCTTCGTGACGAGAAGGTACTGCACTTCATTACCTTCTACGAACACATACGACTTCCTTCTGCGGAGGGAATGGTGCTGTTTGAGCTCACCCCAGTGCAGGTATTCCAATTCACGAATATCTTTTGGTTCTACCACGAAGACGGAGAGCGCAGGCTGGTGCGAGATGTCCTGCTTTTCGTGCCACGAAAATTCAGCAAGACGACATCCATTGCTACGCTCTCTGTGTATGACCTTCTGTATGGGGATGCCAACGCAGAGAGCTACGTGGGAAGTAACAGCTACCAGCAGTCGCAGGTGTGCTTCGGTGTAATATCGAAGATACTGCGTGCGCTTGATCCTCAGCTCAGACGCTTCAAGATCAACCGTGAGCAGGTCTTTAACCGAATGCCAGGGAAGATGTCCATTGCCCGTTGCTTGTCGTCTGCAGCAGACCGCTTGGATGGGCTGAATGCTTCGCTGGTGATTATCGATGAATATGCACAGGCGGAGAGCGATGCCCTGAAAAGCGTCCTCACCTCTTCGATGGGTGCAAGGCGCAATCCCCTGACCTTCGTTATTACCACCGCCAGCGACAAGCTCGATACGCCTTTTACGGAGATGCTGGAGGCGTATAAGTCGATACTCCGCGGTGAGGTCTCGAATGATAGCATCTTCGCACACATCTTTGAGCCCGATGTGGATGACGAAGAGAGCGACCCCAATACATGGCACAAGGTGCAACCGCACTTAGGCGTTACGGTGCGTCCCGAGTACTACGAAGCTGAGTATGCGAAGGCTCAGCTCACCGCTGGAGATATGAAAGCTTTCCGCAACAAGCTACTCAACATCTTTGCCCGTGACGAGCGTGAGCTGTGGATACCACGTGAGACCATCGAGAAGGCTTTTCTGCACGTACCTATGGAGGCTCTTCGTGGCTATCGTGCTATGTGTGCTGTGGACTTATCTGTAAGAGACGACTTCAGTGCGCTCACCTTCCTTGTGTATACTCCAAGTCGTGTTCCCGAAGGGCGTACAACTGTATGTCCCTTCCACGCTATTACGCATTACTTCTTCCCCGAAGGGATGCTCTCCACACACGTCAATAGAGAGCTGTATAAGCGTTGGGCTGACGAGGGGTATTTGACGCTCTGTAAGGGCGACAGCATCGACTATCCTCTTATCGTAGATACCATCCTTCGCCAGCCTCTCTCCACGCTCAAAATAGGTTACGACCCATACAAGGCACTCGAGTTTACGAACCTACTGCGCTCTACACCGCAGGTAGGCAAGGCGAATTTAGAGGCGATACCGCAGACCAATGGATCGTTCAACACGGCGGTAATGTCCTTTGAGCTCGCTCTATCTCAGGACAAAATCACCTTTGAGCCTAATCCCATCACTTCGTACTGCTTTGGCAATGCGGTAATCGATGAGGACAGATTAGAGAATAGGAAGCCCGTCAAGGCGGTAGCTTCGGACAAGATTGACGGAGCGATAACGTGCCTTATGGGCTTTTGGCTTTTCAACCACTTCAAGACAATCGTATAGACTATGAACCTACCTTCCCTTTTCGCACGATTCTTCCAGCGCAAGACTGAGACAGAGCAGCGCAGTTGCTCCTCTCAGCGCATACAAGACTTGATTGCTCAGTTCCCCACCGCTTCGGTATCCTCCCCCGATAGCGCAATGGCTATTGCCAGCGTCTATCGCTGTGTGGACATCCTCTCGGGGACAATTGCCTCGCTCGAGGTGCAGCACCTCAAGAAGACGGGGCGCATCTTCGCCTTTGACGAAGACAGCAAGCTCAATGCGCTCTTCGCTGGGCAAGCCAACGAGCGTCAAAACTTCTTCACGCTGCTCCAGCACGCTATGATTAGGCTTTTGCTCTCGGGGAATGCCTATATCCAGCCACGCTTGACCGCACGTGGGGAGCTCAAAGACCTTATATTGCTTAGCGATGGGGCGGTAGCCTATGACCAGCAGAGCAACAGCTACCAAGTCACCGACTATGTGTGGGGCATCTATGGAGTCTACACTGCAGACGAGATTATCCACCTGAAGAACAAGAGCCTCGATGGTGGCTACACGGGGGTCTCCACCATCCGATACGCTACGTCTTCGCTCTCGCTGAGTGCCAACGCAGACAAGCAGACCAATGATGGTCTTCTCTCGGGCAACCAAAAGAGCGGTTTCCTTGTCGGGGGCAACGAGCTACAGGGCTTAGGTGCGCTTGACCAAGACGTAGCGGACAAGGTCGCTGACCGTGTGAATAAAGAGATCGCGGAAGGCAGGCGCATCATTCGTCTCTCAGGATCGATGCAGTTTATTGAGTCGTCAATGAGCAATTCCGATGCACAGCTCTTGGAGGTGCGCAAGTATTCGGTATTGGATGTATGTCGCTTCTTCGGGGTGCACCCCTATATGGTGTTCGCTGACCAAAGTACGAACTACAAGGAGGCAGAGAACTCGCAAATCAACTTCCTCAACCAGACGCTTCGCCCCTTCCTTCGCCAAATAGAGCAGGAGTTTTCCACGAAGCTGATCCCACGGGGAAGGCGCACCACGGAGCGCATACGCTTTGACCTCTCGGGGCTCTTTGCCACCGACCTACGCACACGTGCAGACTACGTAAAGAGCAGCGTGGAGGCTGGGGTAATGACCCCGAATGAAGGGCGCATCTTTGAGGGCAGAGAGCCACTGGAGGGAGGGGATCAGCTCTTCATCTCGTGCAATGTAGCTCTCGTCTCCTCACGCCCGACCATCGAAGGGCTCCATCCCGAAGGAGGAAAAGAGGACAAGGGTGCGCAAAGTGGGGTCAAATAGTCGCCGTATCTACGTAGGGTAAATACCCAAAGCCAAAACCTATGAGTAAGACCGACGACATACACGAACTAAGGAGCAGCCACAGTGCGCTCTCCGCCCCTTCTCTGGTGGGCGAAGAGAAGCGCACCATTGAGGGGCTTGCCATCGTCTACGATGAAGAGAGCGAAGTGATATACGACTGGTGGGAAGACCGCTCTTTTCGTGAGATTGTCCACCAGGGCGCAGTCACCGAAGAGCTTTTGCGCTCGTCCGATATCTTAGCCCTCTACGAACACGACAGAAAGCAGTTGCTTGCACGAAGCACCAACGGGAACGGGAGCCTCCAGCTAACCATTACTGAGCGTGGGCTTCAATACCGCTTCGAAGCTCCCAACACGCAGTTAGGCAATGATACGCTGGAGCTTCTCCGCAGGGGAGACCTCCGCGGCTCTTCCTTCCTCTTCGGTGTGAAGAAGGGTGATACTCGCTGGGAAGAGCTTTCCGATGGTACGTGGCTTCGACACATTGACCACTTCTCGTATATCGGTGATGTCTCTGTGGTGAGTACTCCAGCTTATCCAGCGACAACCGCCTCTGCGGAACGTTCCAAACGTGCGCTGGATGAAGAGCGTGGGCTACCAGTAGATGAGCCTACCCCTACGCCCGAGCCAACGCCCGACTCCGAACCAACACCCTCACCCGAAGCGACTTCGCTTAGTCAGTTAGACCAGCGTGCACTGCTTTGGGCTGATGCAAAGATGTCCTCCAACCATTAACCAAACCAACCAAATTAACTATGACAAAAGAACAAGAAGAGCTGATGGAGCTTCATTCACGCTTCAAGGAGCTCCAGACGAAGCGCAAGAGCGGTGAGCTCAGCGAAGACGAGCAGCGCACCCTTATCCAGCTCAGCGAAGAGCTGCAGGAGCGTGGCATCGATGCTTTGGTAGAGAAGGCTCTGACGAAGGATGCGGCTAACGAGGCTCGAGAAGCCAATAGCAAGTTCATCGAAGCTGGTCAGCGTTGCTTCAACACGCATCAGGCAGTAGACTGTGAGATGCGTGCAACGACTATGACGGGCAACGTCAAGGCCGCTATGCCCACGGTAATCAACGAAGTAATCAACCCTCTGGAGGCAGAGCTTATCCACACGAAGGTAGGGCTGAAGATGCAGACGGGCGTTGTTGGTCAGCCTATCTGGCCAGTGCTTGCTGGTATCACCGCCACCATAGCCAACGAGGATGTCGCACTCACCGACCAGACGATTAGCTTAGACAAGGTGGTTGCCAAGTCGGAGCGTGTCGGTGTGATTGCTCCTGTCACCATCCAGGCACTGGATGCTACCAACCTCAACATGCGTAGTATCGTGCTGGAACGCTTGGGTAAGGCTGTTGGTACTGCCATCAATAGCGCACTCTTCGCAAAGACCGCTCCAGTTGCTCCAAACAATGGTATCGGTAGTGTGCTTGCTACGCCTTACGCCACTCCTGTAGCAAGTACTGCGTGGTCGGGTACGGTAGCACCTACCATCAAGGAAATCGTATCGCTCGAGGCGGAGGTATTAGGTAAGGATGTGCGTGTCGATGATAGCGCAGCCTACTTCGTTCACCCGAAGACCTACTGCTTGCTGAAGTCTACTCCCGTGGAGAAGGGCAACCCTCAGATGATCCTGCAAGATGGCTATATGAATGGCTACCGTGTCGTCTCCACGACCTTCATGCCTGAGGATGCTATCCTCTTCGGTGTAATGTCGTACGCAGTGCTTGCTCACCACGGTAGTGGTGACCGCCTGTTTGCTCAGTACATTGGGCGCAACGACCGCATCGAGTTCTCGCTCAACGGTGACTATTCGCTCACGGTGCTTCGCAACGAAGCCTTTGCCTGCATGAAGCGTAAAGCGTAAGTAACCTATGCCTACCTATATCACTCTCGAAGAAGCGAAGAAGCACCTCAACGTAGAGCACGAAGAGGATGACGACTTCATCAGTGAGCTCATTGACACGGCCGAAGAGCATCTATCTACGCTACTCAACCGACAGCTTTACACTGTGGAGACGAGTGCTGGAGACTTGCCTGCGCCCCTGCGTCACGCTCTGAGGATGCTCGTAGCGCGCTTCTACGCTGACCGAGAGGGGTATAGAGTCGGGCGTGTAACGGAGCTTCCGTTTGCCATCGGGTCACTAATCGGTAAATACCGCTTGGAGCGATGAATGCAGGAGCGTTCACCCACCGATTGACCTTCCTCAGGGCTGAGAAGGAGCAGACCGCTTCTGGCGCAGTCCGTGAGCGTCTTGTGGATCATTTCCACGCCCGAGCTTTCTTGCGCACCCTGCGTCCGACTTACGACAAAGACGGACTGCAGGCGCGTGAGATAGTCGATACCTCGGCGGTGGTCTTCGTGGTGCGAGCGGACAAGCGTCTCCCCTCTGCTGGGTGGCTTCGTTTCGATGGTATGCTTTACCGCATCGTCTTGCTCCAGCCAATGCTTGACCGTACGGTGCAAGTGACTGCACGCTTTGTTGATGAATAGCTATGCCTGAAGTAGTATCGTTTCAAGGTCTCCCTGCGGTGACTTCGTTCCTTCAGCGACTGGAGGAAGCTCCATCTGAGGAGCGACTCCGTGAGCCTTTCTTTAAGGCTGCAGAGGTTTACCAGCAGGATGTTCGCGCTACCCTTCCTCCGCTCTACAAGCAACCGAATAGGAACGGGCACGTACCACGTGGCAACCTTATCCGAGGGCTTCGTAGACGAATGCCTAAGCGCAGTCGTAGAGGGCGTGTCTCTATCTCCGTGGGCTTCTACTACGTCAATGGGGCTACCGCTGGTAAGGTAAGTGACGCTGCTAACCATGCTCACCTTATCGACAAGGGAACGAAAGACCGCTATACCCGAAATGGCAAGTACAGAGGCAAGGTAGAGCCGAATTACTTCTGGACGCACGCCAAGCAGCGTAGCAGACCACGTGCTGAGCAAATCCTTATCGCTGGACTTACCCAATCATTCTCTACCCTATGAGTGTCTACCTCGATGCCAACCGCAAGTGGCGTACCTCCGAATGGGTGCGCACACAGCTCCTCAGTAGCGAAGAGCTACGTGCCTTCGTGGGAGAGAAGATTTTCCCCGTAATCGCTAAGGAAGACACCGCTGGAGACTTCATCATTGTCTACCGCAGTGCCTACGGGCGAGAGCGAGAAAAGTCTGGAGATGCACACAGCGAAGCCTTCGTAACGGTGCTTTGCTTCTCTGACGATTACGATCGCTCGCTCTCTATGGCGGAGCTGGTGGATGCCGTATTAGATGGAGGGCGCAACGATGAAGTGGGGCGCATCTTCGGTAGCTCGGGACACTCCGCCACGTTGGACGCTTCGGAGGAAGGCTTCTCAGAGGGCAAATTCTACCAATCTCTAACGTTCGAAATATCCTAATCACCTCTAAATAACGAATAACTATGGCTGAGCCACTCAAGTACAACAAAAACATAGACCTCGTCAAAGGTGAGAGCAACCTGCTCTTCATCGCTGGTCTACCAGTCGCCTACGCTAAGAAGGACGACTTTAAGTTCTCCCCCTCGACAATAGATGTCGCCAGTAAGTTCTCGGGTAAGTACGCAGACAAGATGGGCGGTAAAAACGAATGGTCGCTGTCTGTCGAAGCCTTTGTATCGAAGACCTCTGGACACATGTCCTACGAGGCACTGGAGAATATCGCTGCTTCGGGCAAGGCAGTACCCTTTGAGATTTGCGCCGTTACGCTTGTCGATGACAACGGAGTGCGCAGCATCACCAAGGGTGCGGTCTTCCGCAAGGGGCGTGTGACCGTCTCCGACCTCTCCAAAGCCTCGAGCGCAGGGGAGTATGAGACGTGTACCTGCACGCTCAACGGTTCTGGTCCTCTACTGAATGCAGAAGGCAATGAAATCGGTAGTACCGAAGCACTCACTGCTGCAGGTGTAACCATCTCGTAGAATGAGTGCCACACCATACAAATTGACACTCCGTGCGGTACTCCTCTTTGAGAAGCTCACCGCACGGAGTTTCTCTTCGCTGAGCATCCTGAACGAAGAAGATGCAGTGACACTGCTCTATTGCCTCCAGCGATGCGAAGAGGGCGGTAGCCTGCTTCCCATCGATGTGTGGAAGCAGGTATTAGAGAGCGAATCGGTGAAGGGCGAGCTGTATGCCCGCTTGGAGCGCACCTTAGAAGCTATGATACCGCTTTCCCCCCCCGAAGGCACATCTCCCTCCAAAGAGACGGACGAAGACACCTCCCCCGACTTCACCTCCATAGCAGGGATGCTGGTCGTGGATGGTGGCTTGTCCCCTTCGTACGTGATGGACACGATGGAGTTGTGGGAGATCCCAGCCTTCCTCGATGCCCTTGACCGCAAGAAGAGAGAAGCCCTCGAGCATCAGCGTCTATTCACGTGGATGACAATGATGCCACACCTATCATCCGACTCCGTAGGCTCTCCAGAAGAGCTTCTCCCCTTCCCGTGGGAGCAAGCCGAGAGCAACGCTCGCAAGAAGCATCTGTTTGACTTCCTTGCATCTGCAGATATACGGGAGTCTTAACCTCTACTATCCTCTATGGCTAACAACCTTTCCTTTTCAGTTCGCTTAGAGCTCCTTGCTGAGAAGTTCAAGCAGCAAGCAGAGAGTGCCAAGGGTGCACTCCGTGGCATCCAGTTCCAAGCTATTGCGATGGCTGGTGCTTTGGGTGCTGGAGTGACCTCGCTCAGTGGCTTACTCTCTTCGCTGGTCAACACCGCCAGAGAAGCTGGGAGAGCTCGAGTTGTGCTGAGAAATATCAGCTCAGATGCACGCGAGTACTCCCGAAGCCTGAAGTTCCTCACCGACCTCACGGACAAGTACGGTACAGACCTCATAGGCACGACAGAGGCGTTCGCTAAGTTCAAGGCAGCAGCTACGCCTGCAGGTATTGCCCTTGCTGAGCAAGAGCGCATCTTCTCGAACATCAGTAAGGCGATGGCTTCGTTCGGTATCTCGGGCGGAGAAGCTTCGCTGACGATGATGGCTATTACTCAGATGATGAGTAAGGGTAAGATTTCCAGCGAAGAGCTACGAAGACAGCTCGGTGAGCGTATGCCCGTGGCGATACAGGCGATGGCTAACGCCGCTGGCGTCTCAATGGCTCAGCTGGACAAGCTCCTCAAGGAAGGGAAGCTACGTAGTGCGGACATCATGGGGAAGTTCTCCGACGAGCTTGCTAAGCTCTCAGGTGATACCAGCACAGACAACCTCGAGTCTTCGCTGGGGCGACTGAAGAACGCTTTTACTGACCTTGCGGATTCGCTACATATTTACGACAACTTCAAGGCCCTTGTCGATAAGGTCAAAGAAGCCTTAGACTATATCAAGACGCACCTCTCCAACCTCTACATCTGGGCTGGTGGCTTGCTCGCAGTCAAGATGTGGAATAAGTTCGCTGGGGCGTGGAGTCAAGCAGGCGCAATGATTAAGACCGCATCTGCTGGTGCTACTGCAGACGAAGCCAACGCCAAGGCACGTGCGGAGCGAGCCACAGCTAAGGCACAGAGGGCACTCGATGAGGCGGAAGCCAAGCTACAGAGAGCCGAAGCTGCCTTAGCACAAGCACAAGCCCCCACCGCTTCGGAGACGGGACGCATCAATCGTGTGCAGACGCTGAGCCAAGGGCGCATCGACCGACTGGATGCCAACATTGGAGACCTACAGGCGCATCGTGACTACCTGCTTCGGGAGCATCAGGCGTTCCTCCGTTCGCTCCAGCGTAGCGAGGCAGAAGCAGCCAACCGTGTAGCCTCAGCACGCACCGCCTTAGCAGACAGTGGTGGTAATGATACAGCGCGAAGGAAAGAGCTCCAGCGAGCAATTGAGGATCAGGCGAAGCTACAGGCGAATCAACAGACACAGCGTGAGCATCGTGAGCTCAAGTTATCCAAGAGCTTGGATGATAACTCCCGTAAGCTCCAGTATCTACAGCTCCAGCGTGACCAAGCCGTACACGACCAGAAGGAAGCCCTTGCCAATGCACATGCTCGCAACGAAGAGGCACGCATACGCCGCACCGCCTCCCTCCAAGCCAACGTAGACAAAGCAAGTAGGGATGTCGATGGCAAGCGCACCGCCCTTGCGTCTGTTGCTTCGGGAGGTAGCGCGGTCGTCGCTGACCAAGAAAGCGCAGCGACCAGCACCATCTCCATCTGGACACGATGCACCACTTCGCTCAAATTGCTTTGGGGCTCAACCGTGGCAACCATCCGTGGGATGATGGCTACCATTGCCCCGATGGCTATTATCGCTGGTATCACCGCCATCATCACCGCACTTGTCGACTGGTACAGGAAGGAAAAGGAAATCAACAACCTGCAAAGCGATTACCTTGCCAAGCAGAAGGAAATACAGACCACCAAGAGCGATGAAGCGGTACAGATTGAGCGACTCTTCTCGCTGTACAAGAGCTTAGACGGGCAGCTTGAGAAGCAGAAGACCGTACAGCACCAGCTCGAGAAGTCCTTAGGCTTGCAGGAGGGCTCGCTTGACCGAATAGCAGGGAAGTATGATCAGATTCGCAACTTGGTCAACAAAATTCTCCAGCTCAAGCAGATCGACCGACAGATTGACTTCTACAGCGATATCAGCAAGGAGAGTCGCAAGCCTTTTCAGGCGCTCTATGCTGAATACCTCAAGAATGGAGGTGAAAGCATCTCGGGAGAAGATCTGGATCGTGTCGGTAAGGTATTCGGTAAGTATGCCTCGCTCAATGATGCGCAGAGGAATAAGTATCTCAAAGGCTCTTGGTATGATAGCAGTGTGCATACCTCTACGGACAATCAAAGAGTACTCAGCAAGCTCAAGGGCATCTATAAAGAGCTATTTGGTGCTGATGCTTCGAAGGAGGCAAAGAGGTTTATCGTCTCCATCTTAGAAAAGGGATGGACATGGCAGACCCTCCGTGGTGTAGCTGGTAGCCAGCTGGTAGCTGGCGATGCTGAGGAGAAGATAAAGCAATACCATCTCCAGCAGATTAAGGTGAATGAGGAAGTCGATGAGGAAGTCCGCAAAAACGGGGGCAAGCGCATCGGGGAAGGCTCTGGCGCACCGACTACCTCAGACGACAAGAAGAGTGGCAAGAAGAGCGAATTGGAGCGCACCCGTGAGCAAATCAATCACGACCTCAAGGAGCTCGAAAACCAGCGCAAGGCAGGCATCATCACCGAAGAGAAATACCGTACCGAACTGGATAAGGTGGCGCAGAAGTACCGCGAGAAGCTCGCTGGTTTGCTCGGGGAGAAGGCACTGCAGGACAAGCAGTACAAAGACTTAGAGAAGCACATCATCGCTGAGCGTGAAATAGCTGAAGAGAAGGAGAAGAGCGCAGCTGAGCTCAAAGTCGTCTCCGCTCAGGTGCGCTACGGACTTGCCACCGAAGACGACCTGCGCCGTGCTAAGGCGGAGCGTGCTAAGGCGGAGCTCAGCACTATCATCCGCCTCAAAGGCGACTTAGACCTCAGCGATGAGTACACCCGTACCAAGCTCGAGGAGATAGACGCTGCTTCGGAGATTGCTTCCCTCCAGCGGTCGTACGCTAAGGACTTGAAGAAGCTATCGGACGAGCGTGACCGTGGGCTACTCACCGAGAAGGAGTACAACGATTCCCTCACACGCCTCGTCTCCTCCACCCGAGAGCGTGCCAACGAGATCACCACCTCCACCGATGGCCAGAAGGCAATCAAGGAAGAGCTAACCAAGCAGCTCGCCTCCGACAGCTCCTCCATCATTCCCAAGCGCACCGAGAGAGATACCACCTTCGACTATAAGAAGGACGAGCTTGGCAAACTCGGGGAAGAGAAGCAGTTGCTCGATGAGTACGTGCGTGGGCTTAAGGAGGCTGAGCGTGCTGGGGTAGACGTGGCGGAAGCCCTCAAGAAGGCACAGAAGGAGACGACTACCCTCGATCAGGCGATTAAGGTAGCTACTATTCAGTCTGACTTGAAGAAGTACAAAGAAGCTCTAAAAAACAAGAGCTTCGATGGGGTAAAGACCGTTGCGCAGAGCGCACGCAACCTCAAGAGTGCTTTTGATGGCTTGCAAAAGGCGTTTGACCCCGATAGTAATGCTTCTGCGTGGGAACGCTTCTTTGCAGTGTTTGATTCAGCGACTCAATCAATCGACACTGTGCTGTCGCTTGTGAAGATGGTAGAAGGTCTTACAGAGGCTCGAAAAATCGCCTCTGCTACAGAGCAATCTTTGATGAAGGAGCAGATGGTGACACGAGGGCTGGTCACCGCCACCGAAGCATCCTCTACCTCCACAGAGTTAGGGCTATCCGCATCTCGTGTAGCTGCTACCTCAACAGAGGCAAGTGCAGACACAGTGGGCGCAGCTGCTAAAGCAGCAAAGGCGCACGCTGGCATTCCGTTCATCGGTATAGCCCTCGCTGCTGCCGCCGTGGCAGGTATTGTGGCTCTCATCTCCTCTTCATCGAAGAAGATACCAAAGTTCGCCAATGGCGGTATCGTGGCAGGCGGTGACGGGAGTGGAGACCGTGTCCACGCTCTGGTCAACCCTGGCGAGCTCATACTCAACAAGGCACAGCAAGGGCGACTCGCTAACCACCTCACCTCCGCCTCCAACCTCCGTGTCGAAGTCGAGGGTCGCATCCGTGCTAAGGACATCTTAGAGCTTACCACCACCGCTGTCCGCCATAAGAATAGATAACAAACCAACCTACTAACCACCCACGACTATGAATATTACTTACTTCTTTGACTTTGACTCCTTCTCTAAGACGGAGATAACTCACGCAGCCGTGATCGGGATTTTCTGCTACACAAGCATCTTATTCGTCCGCATCCTTGACTTCGTATCAGCGAAGTTGAGAGACAAGCGGTTCGATGAGCGACAGGCACGCCACCTCGTAAAAGAGGGAAAGCTGGACGGAGATGCTAAAAAGCTCGCAAAGAAATTCGGTACTGGTGTCACAAGCGATGGATTGTACGAGTTTGTCCGAAAGCTCATTGCGTACTACTTCTGGGTGGCATGCTCGGGAGCTATTGACTGCGTCCTTCTTCTCTCTGATGCGTGGTCGTATATCCATATGCACGAGCTTCCTTACGTGTCGCTCTTTGTCACATTAGCGATACTGGTCACCGAGTTCACGAGTATCTGGGAGAATAGCCCACGGAACACGAAGCAGAACGTAGAGAAGAGCATGCGACGCTTCTACAAAGGCACGCGGAGCATCATACGAGACAAGGATATAGACGGTCTTCGTGAAGCGTTCATCGAACGTGCGAAGAGAGATGAATAGCAAATAACCATCAACCAACCAGCAATAACTATGAGCAAGTACTTTTCCCTCTCGGAGCTCACACGAAGCTCCACCGCCCTCAAGGAAGGCATCGCCAACGACCCCAACGAGGCGCAAATCAAAGACCTCTACCGACTGATGGATTACCTTGACAAGGTGCGTGAAGCCTTCGGGAAGGCAATCATCGTCACCTCGGGCTTTCGCTCCCCTGAGCTCAACAACCGCATCGGGGGCAGTGACAAAAGCCAGCACATGAAGGGGCAAGCGGCGGATATTCGCCCTCACGACATTAAGGAGCTTCGCCAGCTCTTCGACCTCATCCGCAAGATCGGTGGCTTTGACCAGCTCATCTACGAAGAGCCTACAGGGCGCACACCGTGGATACACGTATCCATTGCCCCCACGAACCGCCCCCCACGGGGTGAGGTGAAACGCTGGAATGGAAGGACCTACAAGCCTATGTAGGACAGGCGTATCGTAGCATATTGACAGCGTATTAAGGCGTATCAATGGCGTATTGACTGCGTATTGATAGCGTACCAAGGCGTATTAACATAAAAGCTGGCAAAAATGGGGTGGACCAGCTTTTTATAACCATCACCCCACACAAACCAAAACGTAAACGAATATGAACATCTTCGGAAGAGAAGTAGGAGGAGGTGGAAAGCCAAAGAAGCCTCTCCAGCTTGTACAGAGAGGTACGGATACGCGTATCCCCCTCGAGCTGGTAGCCCAGCCATCGGGGGAAGTGCTTGACCTGTCACGCTTCGAGCGTCTGAGCGTAAAAATCTTCAACGATGCGGGTGCAGATGCAACTCCACCCACGGACATCCAAGACAACCACCTCATCGTGGAAGTCACCGCTGATATCAGCCAAGCACTTGGCACGGGTGTCTATTCGGTCGAGGTCACGGGGCGTGTCGCTGATACTGCCTTCGCTGACGGATACCACGACTATACGATCCAGACTGCCCTCTGTCGTGTGACTTCGGACGGAAGCGACGCCACGCCAACAAAGGTCACCGCGAACGTCATCGAGAGCTTGCGAGGGCTTAGTGCCTACGAGATCGCCGTCAAGCATGGATACACTGGCACAGAGGACGAATGGGCGAAGAGCCTCATCGGTAAGGACGGGGCAGACGCTTACGAAGTGGCGAAGAAGGCGGGCTATGCGGGAAGCCGTGAAGAGTGGCTAAAGACGCTCATCGGAGCGACTGGGCTGTCCGCCTACGAACTTGCCAAGTCGGAGGGCTACGAAGGTAGCCTCACGGAGTGGCTTGCATCGCTCAAGGGGGCTGACGGAGATAGTGCCTACAAGGTGGCGGTGCGTAACGGCTACGTGGGTGATGAGCAGGCGTGGCTGGCATCCCTGCGAGGCGAATACGGTAAGGATGCCTACGAGGTCGCCAAGGCTGGGGGCTATCAAGGCTCACGTGAGGCGTGGCTGGAGAGCCTCAAGGGAGAAACGGGTAAGAGTGCGTATGAGCTTGCCAAGGAGGCGCAGAACTTCACGGGGACGCTCACGGACTACCTCGCAAGCCTCAAGGGCGTCAATGGCAAGTCCGCCTATCAGTCTTACCTCGACACCACAACCGACGACCCGAAGCTCACCGAAAAGGAGTGGTCGGACACGATCGGCTCATTTGCTAACCTAATTCATACAATCACCTATGGCACAGAGCAGCAGTAAACAGCGAGCTGAGGCTGAAGTCCTCGACCTCAAGGGTAAGCTCCGACAGCTCAACAAGGCGGTGGCAAGCAAGGGTGCTACGATAGCGGAGAACGCACCGCTGGTGGCTACAATCAAAGCCGTGGAAGGTCTGAAGGCAGGGAGCGAGGAGGGCGTCCTGACGGTACCCAGTAGTAGTTATTTCACTGGATGGAGAAGCAACAACTTGCCGACGCTGAAGCTCGGCGATAATATCGGTGAAAGTCTCGACCGTTTCCTTGCTGGAAATGATCTCTTGTCTACTCTCCCAGAGATAAAGGGACTCGAGAATGTGGCTGATATGGATAGTTTCTGCGCGTATTGCAGTTCGCTCTACTCGGCAAATCTTCCAGCTCTTCCCAAGCTGAATAATTTTGGTAGTGGATTTAAGGATTGCAGCTCGCTCCAATCGGTTGTTATTGGCGAGACCCCTCATCTTCGTTATGCTGGTAACTTATTCTCAGGGTGTTCAGCTCTTGATACGGTTACGCTCGACTTCTCTGGCGGTGAGCTATCTGATTTAGGTGAAATCTTCTCTGGGTGCGGCAATCTGCGCACCGTTGCTGGTACGATCGATTTAACCAGTATTGACTACACCCAGAACAGACCCTTCGAAGGTTGCCACGCCCTCGAGGAGGTGCGCATCAAGGGGCTTAATGCCGATTTGAGCCTACAGGATAGCGAGAAACTCTCCGTAGAAAGTGTTAAGTACCTTGTCGAGAACCTCCAGCAGGCTACAGGCAAGAGTATCACTCTTCACCAAGCTTGGCAGACGGCTCACCCTAACGAAGCGGTAGAGTACAGCCAAAAGGCAGCCGCCAAGGGCTTCACGCTTAATTTTATATAGTTATGGATATGATAGAGCTAATCGCTCTCGACGGCTCAGAAGCCACCGACTAACTAAACTAAGCGGTGGGGAGGGGGAAGCTCCTCCCCACTTACACAACACAACCGCAATGATGATGCACGACAACGACAACCGCTGGAGAGAGGTTATGATAATAGTATTTCTATCGCTTCTTGCTCTCGCACTGACCTCCTGCTCGCCCCGTGTGCGACTTGTCCCCGTGGAGCACACCCGTGTAGAGTGGCGAGACCGCTTGCGCCTCGATAGCATCTATCTCCACGATAGCATCTATATCACCGAGAAGCAGGCAGGGGATACCGTCTACAAGGTCAAAGAGGTGTATCGCTTCCGTGACCGCTGGAGAGTGGACACTATCAATATGGGGCGCATCGACAGCGTACGCCTCACCGAGGTCGTCGAAGTGCCAGCGAGGCTCACGGCGTGGCAATCCTGGAGGTTAAAAGCCTTTGCCCCGCTCCTCGCTATTGCGCTGTTCTTGGGTGCGTGGGTATCCCGCAAGCTGTGGCTGCCGCTGCTGCGAGGGCTGTAGCGAAATGTCCAAAAAGTGTCCAAATTTTGGCGTTTTGGGGGGCGTTTTTCACAGAGACAAGAAGGTTAACATGCTGTAGGCTTTGCAATTGGATATGTCCAAAGATTTGACCATTTCGGTGGCACTAACGGAAAGGATTTGGCTGTATAATAACACAGCAAGAGCGAGGGGCTCCGGCTTCCTCGCTCTTCTTTTGTTGGCATATAAAGAAGAAGCCCACACACCAGTAGATGCGTGGGCTTTTGTCGTCCTCTATTTCGTCCTCCGCTTAATCCATTCACTCTGTAAGGCAATGGAAATAAAGCGGTTAGCAATTACAGCAGTACCCAGAGCCGGGATCGAACCGGCACG